TGCTGAATTCGTTATTGCTCACGTAGCTTCTAAAGTTGCTGATAGAACAGAGAAAAACATCTGGGCTGGTTCAACCGCTACAAGTGGACAATTTGATGGATTTACTGTAAAATTGACTGCTGATGCTACTGTAAACGATGTTGTAGGAACTACTGTAACTTCTGCAAATGTAATTGCTGAAATGGGTAAAGTTGTTGATTCAGCCGTTGCTAATGCTCCTGCAATTTTAGGACAAGAAGATTTAACTCTTTATGTTTCTCAAAATGTTGCTCAAGCGTACATTCGTGCTTTAGGTGGATTTGCTGCTACAATCGGTGCTAATGGTGTTGACAACAAAGGAACACAATGGTACAATGGTGGTGGATTATCTTTTGAAGGAATTAACATTTTCGTAGCAAAAGGATTGGCATCTAACAAAATGATTTTAGCTCAAAAATCTAACTTATATTTTGGAACTGGTATCTTAAGCGACCAAAACGAAGTGAAAGTAATTGATATGTCAGATATCGATGGTTCACAAAATGTAAGAGTAGTTATGAGATTTACTGCTGGTGTTCAACACGTATTCGGTTCTGATATCGTATTTTATTCTTAATCATTAATTATTAATCATTTAAAAGGGTGGGTAAAATAGCCTACCCTTTTTTATTTAAAAAAAATATATAACTATGGCTTGTTCATTAACATCTGGTAGAAAAGTACCTTGTAAATCAGCAGTAGGTGGTATTAAGAATATTTTCTTTGCTGACTATGGAGATTTAGGTGCTGCTACAATCGTTGCTGGAGAAATTACTGCTTTTGCAGGAACTCCAGATTGGTTTAAATTTGAAGTAAAAGGTGCTTCATCTTTAGAAACCGCAATTAACTCTTCAAGAGAAAACGGAACTACTTTTTATGAAAGTACAGTTACAATGTCTTTAACTTTCCAAGATAAGGCAACTCAAGAACAGTTGAAATTAATAACTCACGCAAGACCTCACGTTGCTATTGAAGATTACAATGGGAACTACTTTTTAGTAGGTTTGGAACACGGAGCAGAAGTAACTGGTGGTTCAATTGCTACTGGTGCTGCTATGGGAGATTTAAGTGGATATTCTTTGACAATTGTTGCTCAAGAAACTGCACCTCCTTATTTTGTAACTCCTGCGGTTATTACTGCTGATGTATCTGCTACACAGATAGACCCAACTGCATAATTCTTTTTCTGAATTGGTTTTAAAGGGGTATGTTAATTCATACCCTTTTTTTTATATACAAAAAATAAAAGTATTGACTATATATAAGTATGAAAGTATTAACGACATCTACTAGTGACCAAACCTTAAAAATAATTCCTAGAGAATACGTTTCAACTGTTACTTTAAAGTTAAGAGATGACAGTACAAACGAGGTTACAACAGCAACTGTATCTACTACAACAGATAAAGATTATATGGTTATTTCTTATGCTTTTAGTTTAGTAGAGGGGCATTTTTACGATTTAACAATTTTATCTGGTAGTGATATTATCTATTTAGATAAAATATTTTGTACAGACCAAACAATAGACCAAGATACAAACAATTACTATTCTGTAAATAAGGATGAATATGTAAGTAAATCTGGTAACAACGATTTTATAATTTTATAATATGAACGAATTAAGAGTTTTAAATTTATCTACATACACAAGTCCAAAGATTACTGAAACAAAAACAGATAACTTTGTTGCTTATGGAGATGATAACAATTATTTTCAGTTTCTAATTGACAGATATAATGGTAGTGCTACAAATAACGCTATTATCAATGGTATGTCTGAAATGATATTTGGAAAAGGATTAGATGCAACTGATTCTGCAAGAAAGCCAGAGGCTTATGCTAAAATGATTACCTTATTTCACGATGATTGTGTAAGAAGATTATCATCTGATTTAAAGTTAATGGGTAATTGTGCTATGCAAGTTATTTATTCTAAAGACAGAAAAAGTATTGCAAGAGTTGAGCATATACCAGTTGAAACTTTACGTGCTGAAAAGTGTAATGAAAAAGGAGAAATTGAAGCATATTATATGCATCCAGATTGGTCTAATTATAAAAAGAACGACAAACTTGTAAGAATAGAAGCGTTTGGTTATGGTAATGCACCTATTCAGATATATTACATTAAACCTTACAAAGCTGGATTTAAATATTATTCTCCAGTTGATTATCAAGGTGGTTTGCAATATGCAGAATTAGAGGAGGAGATTTCTAACTATCATTTAAATAACATTATGAATGGTCTTGCGCCAAGTATGTTAATTAACTTTAATAACGGAACTCCAGACCCAGAGCAAAGACAATTAATAGAAAATAGAATTTATCAAAAGTTTAGTGGAAGTTCTAATAGTGGAAAGTTCATTTTATCTTTTAACGATGATGCTGCAACTGCTGCTACAATAGAGCCTATTCAATTAAGTGATGCGCATAATCAATATCAGTTTTTATCTGATGAAAGTATGCGTAAAATTATGGTCGCTCACAGAGTTGTATCTCCTATGCTTTTAGGTGTAAAAGATTCAAGTGGATTGGGTAATAATGCGGATGAGTTAAAGACTGCATCTATATTAATGGATAACACCGTTATAAGACCATTTCAGACACTTTTAATCAATGCTTTTGATGAAATACTAGCTTTTAATGATATTAGTTTAAATCTATATTTTAAGACCTTACAGCCACTAGAGTTTACAGAGTTGGATAATGTAGTTGATTCTGAAACTAGAGAAGAAGAAACTGGTGTTAAGATGAGTAGTCAAGTTAATTTATCTGCTTTAGAAGAATTTGGAGAAGATGAGGATTTGACTGAATGGGAATTGATTGATGAAAGAAAAGTTGATTACGATTTAGAAGATGAATTGGATAATCAAATAAAAGAATTAAACTCTAAAAAACAAAGTTTACTATCTAAAATATGGAACTTTGCTACAACTGGAACTGCAAGACCAAATGCTAATAGTGAGCAAGATGGCACAAACAAAGAGGGGGTTCAGTTTAAAGTAAGATACCAATATGCACCTTTAACGATTAATAAAAATGATGAGGGTACAAAAACAGAATCAAGAGATTTCTGCAAAAAAATGGTAGCAGCTAAAAAAATATATCGTAAAGAGGATATACAATCAATGAGCCAAAGAGCAGTAAACGCTGGTTGGGGTTTAAATGGTGCTGATACTTACGATATTTGGTTATATAAAGGCGGAGGTTCTTGTCATCATTTTTGGATGCGTAAAACTTATATGGCTAAAGGTGTTAATATAAAACCTAGTATTGGAAACCCTAACGCGGAAGTAAGTGTAAATCAAGCTATAAAGGATGGTTTTAAACCAGAAGTAAATGCAAAAGAAGTTGCAATGCGACCAACTGATATGCCTAATAGTGGATTTGTAAATAAAGTAATATAATATGGCAACAGCATTATTCATTTCAAGAACAGATTTAGTTAAGAATACCATTTTAGATGGTAATGTAGATACAGATAAGCTATTGCAATTTATTAAGATAGCACAACAAATCGATATCCAAAACTATTTAGGTACTGATTTATACAACAAAATAAGTGCAGATATTGTAGCAGGAACTTTGTCTGGAAACTATTTATCTTTAGTTGAAGATTATGTACAACCTATGTTAATTCATTACGCTATGATGCAGTATTTACCATTTGCAGCGTATCAGATTAAGAATGGTGGAATAAGCAAACATACATCTGAAAATTCAGAAAGTGTATCAAAAGAAGAAGTTGATTATTTAGTAAACAAGTCAAGAAACTTTGCGGAATATTATACTAGAAGATTTATAGATTATATGTCATTTAACACAAGTTTATTTCCAGAGTATCAAACTAATAATAACGAGGATGTATATCCAGATAAAAACGATTTATTTAATGGCTGGGTACTCTAATTATAAACCAAAAGTTACCAATTTGGTAAAATTACAAATCTTTTTAGAAAAAACAGAAAACAAAGATAAAAATGGCAAATGAAATTTACAGAGTTAGTTGGTGGGGTAAAGGTGTTTACAACGCAATATCTTGGGGTATATCTTACTTATTAGATTCATTAAGCAATACTTACTATTCTTATAAAGATAGAGTAATCGCAGATGGTGGAACTTTTGAAAATAGTATGTGTTTAATGGAAGAAACAAGAAAATTTAATTAACGAAATAAGATATGAGTACAATTCCAAAATTAGCATTAATTCCAAGCGGAGTAAAAGCATCAAAAGTATATAGTGTATTACCAACAGATGGAACTGGAGATTTCACATTTTCAAGAGCAGGAGCAGCTACAAGAGTAAATTCAGAAGGTTTAATAGAGGAGGTTTTAACCAACGTTCCAAGACTAAACTATCCAATGATTGATGGTGTTGTTAGTGGTTGTCCAAGTTTATTGTTAGAGCCTGAAAGAAGGAATTTATTTACTCATTCGGAAGATTTTAGTATTTACGTTAAAAATAATGTTACAGTAACATCTAATTCAACAATAAGTCCAAAAGGAGATTTAACTGCTGATTTAATAACAGAAGATTTAACATTAAACACTCACAGAGTATATTTAGGAAGTGGTGTCAATGTTGTTTCAGATTCTTCTTATAGTGTTTCTTTTTTTGCAAAAAATAATGGTGCAAATAACATAACAGTTACAGCAGGTAATTTTGGGGAATTACCGATAAATACTACTTTTGATTTGGTAAATGGAGTAGTTTTATCATCAATTAGTTCATCCACTATTGAAAAAATAGGCGATTATTACTATTGCACTATAACTGCAACATCATCAACAACAAGAAATCAACTTATACTTTTTAATATTAATAGATTAAATATTACTAACCCTTTTTCTTATCAAGGAGACGGAAATTCTGGTGTTTACATTTGGGGAGCGCAAGTAGAAGCAGGCAGCTACGCTACATCCTACATACCAACACAAGGTAGTCAAGTTACTAGGGTGGCAGATGCTTGTAATGGTGCTGGTAATTCACAAGTAATAAATTCAACAGAGGGTGTATTGTATGTTGAAACAAAAGGGTTTATAGATGTACCAAGTGATAGTGGATATATTCAATTATCAAAAAACGGAGAAGCAAGTTTCAATAATTCATTAGTGTTACAACATAGAAATAATGGTTATTTAAGAATTTATGTAAATGGTAGTGCTACTGCTGATATTCATTTTAACGAAAATATAGATTTTACTGAAAACCATAAAATAGCAGTTTTATATAAATTAAATGGCTATAAATTATTTATTGATGGAGTTGCTAAAAGTTTATACTTAACACCTACTCAAGCAGTTTTTAGTGGATTAGATAATTTATCTTTTGATTTAAGAGGTAGTTTAGGTTGGAGTGGTAACATAAAAGAAGCAAAACTTTACAATACAGCATTAACAGATGCAGAATTACAAGCATTAACAACTTTATAAAATTAAATAAAATGAAAGTATATAAACTAAAATACGAAAACAAAGAAACTGCAATCGCTGATTTATTAGCAAAAGGTGCTTATGTAGAAATTGAAAACGAAGAGAATGAAACTGTATTATCTTACGCAGATGGAGTTCACGCAATAGTTGAATTAGGTTTAATCGTTTTAGAAGATGGAACTTATGATGAAGACTTCAACGAATTAACTGCACCAATTTACGCAGATGGGTATCATTATGATGTTTTAACAGACAATGAAATACCTTTTGAAAATGAGATAGAAGTTAAGAATCCTAAACATTCATTTTACGGGGTGTAATGAGTAGAAAAGAGAAGATAGATTTATTTTTATCAAAGTGGGTTTCACGTAAACTAATTGTATTTTTTATAGCTTCCGCTGGTT